CGGGCGGGGGAGTGATTCAAATTTGTATCCAAATCCATATGCTGCTTTTTCACGTGCTTGTACTAATTGACGGAGTTTCTTTGCTTGATACAACTCCTTTTTGATTCTAGCATACTCTTCAGTATCATACAAGTGACCTTTATCAACTGCTTGTTCCAGCCACTTGATATATTGCTTAAGAGATTGAGGTTGTTGAGGTTTCATACTAATCATTAGTCAGGGTATCCATCATCATCATTGTCACTATAACTTAGATCTTGTCCTTGGTTAGAACGAGTGGTATAGGATTCAACGTCCGAATAAATTTCGGATTTTAAACTGTCAACCAATAGCTCCAGGTTTCTAATGATAAGCTTTAGTTTGTCTCTGTCCATAGTTGTGTACAGTTTTACTAATTATACATAAAAAAAGAAGGGGTGTCAACCCCTTCAGTATTATTTCGTTCCAACTATTTGTGCTAGTTGAGCTTGGTGACGACGATCTTGTTTTTGCTTTTGCTCTTTAATAAGCTGAAGAACATTTAATTTTTTCATTTGTGCCCCTCCTTTACAAATTTAACTCCACGATATGTTTCATTGTATTGTTGGGGTTGCTGCATCATTTGTTGTTGATACTCGATACGTTTTTGGGTATCATATTCAACACCACGATATACTACTTTTGCCATTGGTTTACTCCTAAAGAAATGAGATGATTAGTCCCGTTCCTTCAGTCGGCTTTTGCGTCTATAAAACAACCTTTCTTTGTCACTTGTTTTATCTCCCACACCAAATCATTTTTTTGTTGGGGAGAAACAATATCACTACTACTAATTCTAGTAATAAGAAGTTGTGCTTGTAAACAGGTCAAAAAAAGTTGTTCCATAGATGAACGATCCGTTCCGAGTCGGCTTACTTGCGTTCGCTATTCGGAAATAGCGAATGAACGATGGTATAATTCTACCATAGTATCTAGACAAGAGAAATTGTAACTTTTAATACTTTTTAAATTCTTTTAATATGAGTAATACGAGGGTCACTACACTCCAGTTCTTTAATAATAAAATCACAAGATGATCTTGGGTTGGCAGTGTCGCCACATGTGTACACATCTACGGCACAGGAAGAATCCTCTGGCCATGTATGAATACTAATATGACTCTCGGATAACAAAGCCACTGCTGTGATTCCCTGAGGATCGAATTTGTGTGTTATCAAATTAAGGAGTGTCATTTCTCCTAATTGTACAGAACGTTCAAGCATACTTACTAAAAATTTTTCATCATCAAGTTTGCTTGAATTACACTGATATAAATTCAGTAAAAAATGATCTCCCATCATATCAACCAAAATAAATTATTGTCTAAGTAATTACATTTTCTAATTTTAACATCGTATCCACGTTCCATTAGTAATCTACAGTCAGCAAATGCTTCTGGTCCATCTTTATAAAAATAGACCTCACTAAAAAGAGTTGTTGAAATAGGAACACCATTTTTGTTGATACGCTTTAGTACCTTTGGGTTGTGAGCTTCTCCAACTTTCCAATATTGTATACAAAAAGTGTTCTTAGTGCTGCCTGCCATTATTTTTTCTTGTTAGGTGGACCCCATAATTTAGGATTTGTTCTACCTTCAGTTTGTTTGAAACTGATAAGACCTTCTCTATATCTATCCCAATAATGATCGAAGATATCTGTTTTTTTATTACAGATAACTAAGTCATACTTGTATTGATCATCAACACAATATTTAACAATGTATGCCGTATAAGGCAAAGATCTATCTTGAGCTAACTGGGGGTCACAGTTTTCATAAATTATTTTTACACTCAACTTCTGTTACCCCATTGAATTTGTGGGAATGCTTCTTCTACACAAGCTCTAGTAATTTTGTATTTTTTTCCTAGGTTTTTGTCTTTGACTAAAACTAAAACATTAGCCTCGTCTTCTTGAAGACCCTCTAGCATTTGAATAAACAAAGATTCTCTTTTAGATTGCTGAAGAGAATCACTACCACCCTTAAAAAATAGATACAGTTTACGATACTCGTGTTCTAGTTTTGTGTGTTCTGTTCCAGGAGGAGCATCATTCGGCACAAATGGAACTTCTCCTTGGGGAAGCATACTTACAATACTCTCATCATAATTGGCAATAAGAATCGATCTGAGTGCTGGGGTATTGTACTGGCGGAGAAGGGTTATCTTCTCCGCTTTAGTTTTAGCATTGCTCACTTTTTGGAGCACTTCAGAAATTAAAAGTTTCATTGTTTAATATTGTATAGGTCTTGGGATTGGTCAATACTCAATAATTATTTAGAGTATCAATCATCATACTCTTCTTCTTCCGTATCGTCAACAAATCTTACTGCTAAAAGCTCTTCATTTATAAAAAGACCTTCTTCGTCATACATTTCTGGATGTAGTTGCTGGTCACCACCAGACATCATATTATATAAAAAATCATTTGCTGTCCAACCAATAGTGATCCCTACCACAAAAAATAACACAGTAATCATGGTAGAGAAGAAAAGAATTACGGAAGTTGACATTGGGGGGTACTCCTTTTACTAGTGTTCCCCCCAGGTTAATTCAAATCCAAATTCGATTTGTTTACCAAAGAGGGAAATTGTCTGCCTGACTCTCAAACCTTTTCTTTTAGGTTCTATCTTCTTTTTATCCCTCCTGAGCATAAGCTCCACACCTTTATTTATCTTTAAATCCTGACTCATTTTTTAGAGGAAACTAATCCATGCTCAACAAAGTACTTCACTGATTCTACCACACCACCGATGTATTCTCCACCAACAGTCATTGCGGGATATCCAGGAAGTAAGGGGAACATTTCCATTATCTCTTCCCTAGTAAAATCAACATCCAAAGTTTTTTCTGTGTATGAAACTTCTGCTCTACGAAGAAGTTCTTTAATACGATCACAATGTCCACATCCTTTCATTGTGTAAATTACAATTTCTTCCATATAAAAAAAGAGGGTCGTTTCCGACCCTCAGTATAACAGGTTTTAGTTAATGTGTCAACCAATCGAAGGAGCAGTGAGAGCAACGGGAGTTGCTTCAACACTAGCAAGATCGAGAGGGAAGTTGTGAGCATTACGCTCGTGCATCACTTCGAAACCAAGATTGGCACGGTTGAGGATGTCAGCCCAGGTGTTGATGACATGTCCTTGAGTATCAAGGAGCGACTGGTTGAAGTTGAAACCATTGAGGTTGAATGCCATTGTCGAAACGCCAAGGGCAGCAAACCAGATACCGACAACAGGCCAAGCAGCGAGGAAAAAGTGTAGCGAACGAGAGTTATTGAAGGAGGCATATTGGAAGATCAGGCGACCAAAGTAACCGTGAGCGGCTACGATGTTGTATGTTTCTTCTTCTTGTCCGAACTTGTATCCATAGTTTTGGGATTCGTTCTCAGTCGTTTCACGAACGAGAGAAGAAGTAACCAGACTTCCGTGCATAGCACTAAAGAGGCTGCCACCAAATACCCCAGCCACGCCGAGCATATGGAACGGGTGCATAAGGATATTGTGTTCTGCTTGGAAGACGAGCATGTAGTTGAATGTGCCAGAGATTCCAAGAGGCATTGCGTCACTGAAGGAACCTTGACCGAAAGGATAGACAAGGAAAACTGCAGAAGCAGCGGCAACAGGAGCAGAGTAAGCAACACAAATCCAAGGACGCATCCCCAGACGGTAAGAAAGTTCCCATTCACGACCCATGTAAGCATAGATACCAATCAAGAAATGGAAGACGACCAGTTGGAAAGGTCCACCATTATATAGCCACTCATCAAGAGAGGCAGCTTCCCAGATGGGATAGAAATGAAGGCCGATAGCATTGCTAGAAGGAACAACAGCACCAGAGATGATGTTGTTACCCCACATGAGTGATCCAGAAACTGGTTCACGAATACCGTCAATGTCTACAGGGGGAGCACCGATAAAAGCGATGATAAAGCAAGTAGCAGCGGCGAGAAGAGTTGGAATCATTAGGACTCCAAACCAACCGACATACAAACGATTATCGGTTGAAGTAACCCAGTTACAAAATTGTTCCCAGGTAGAATTAGAGCGTTGTTGTGAAAGTGTAGCAGTCATTGTTTTGTAAAGATAGTAAGACCATCAGGGAAATGGTGGAGATACTATGCTCCCGCCACCCTCAGGCGGGATATGAGAGACGTTTTTATACACCCATAGGTCTCGGTTAACGGGTGTTTTGTTACGAATCCTTAAAGGTCCTTAACATTTGTTTACCTATTTATTGTAGCACGTCGTCTTGGACCCGTCAAGCCCAGAGATTAGAGTATTTGTACTCATTGTGACACTTATCAAACTGGCAAAATCCTAGGAGCTGGAAAAGATCTCTTATAAATATGACCCCTATAAATAGTTGAACGAAGAAATACCAGCAGTATAGTGTAATGGCAAATCGTTTTCCTTTAATTGTAAATCCAGATACGAGAAAGATTGAAGAAATCGCTTCTGGTGATAATATTGATTTGACCAGCAATAGCATATACGCTGGGGGGAGCGTTGGAATATTTGGACAATATTTAAAATCAACTGGAACTGGGTTGATGTGGGATACTCCTGGAGATGTGTTCCTTTCTGCCGCTCAAACACTAACAAATAAAACATTTTCTAATGCTATTATTTCTGGATCAAACAACAACATCTATGACATTCCAAACTCTTCATTAATAAACTCATCAATTATACTTAATGGTCAAGAAGTTCAATTAGGTGATTCTTTTACATTCCCAGTTGATACCAACACAACTTATAGTATTTCTTTAACTGATGGAGCTGATGCTACAAGAAAGATTCTACGTTTAACTGGAACCAATCCATCTTCTACAGATGACATTACATTTAAAGCAGGTCAAAATGTAAACATCTCTAGAACTAACGACGAAATTACTTTCAATAGTTCATACGTAGATACTATCACCAGAGTACAAGGAGAGGCTGGCGGAACTCCTGTATCTGGTGATATTGTTATTGTTGGTACTGGATCAACTGATGTATCACAATCTGGCCAAACGATCACAATCAATTCCTTCTATGTTGATACAATCACTAGATTAAAAGGGGAAGCAGCTGGCACATTCCAAAGTGGTGAT